CCTAAAAGGTAGGACAGTGCGTTGCTGGCGAATACCCCAGTTTGATAAGCAAGACGCACCGTTCAACACACAAACTGTGCGTGACGTAGGGAGCCCGTTCTAATGGTCCGAGGCGTACCTAAAATGAAAAAGATACCGACTATGAAAAGGGTGTCTCAGCTTAAACGGGGAACTATTCCTTCTATCAAGAAGGCTATAGTAAAAAAGGTTACGCCTATTATCGTTGTTGCGAAAGAAGCTAAGAAAGAACCAAGGACCACGGAGCATAAGACAAAACGGCTTTTACATTTAGAGCACGTAGAAGATCATTTGTTTTTGTCCGGTAAGCAAGGTTATGACTATGCCGTTCGTTTTTTATCCGCAGTACATACTGCCTTAGTAGAAGGAAAAAATACTGCCTCTATTACCGAAAAGTTAGATGGGAGTCCTAGCATTGTGTTTGGATACCATCCAAGCAACAAAAAGTTTTTTATATCTACTAAGTCTTTTTTTAATAAAAATCCAGTTATTAACTATTCTCATGCGGATTTAATAGACCGCTATAGTTATGCTCCTTTGCTTCTAGCAAAGATGAAGGTCGCTTTTGATAATCTTTCAAAGATTACTCCTGAGACAGGGGTATATCAGGGAGATCTTTTACATGTAATGGGAATTAATGTAGAAGAAACAGTTGATGGAATGTCCTTTCTTTCCAACACTATTACCTATAGTGCCACCGGAGATTTTTCTAAGCGTATTTATAATTCAGTAATGAGCATTGCTGTGCACGTTGAATACACTGGAACAGATGTTTTATCCCTTACGGCAAACTATAAAATAGATCGTTCAAGATTTATTTCGCACCAAGACGTACTTTTTATTGATACCCGTTCTAATCTCACTAAGGCTTTTGCAGTAAGTGAGCAATTTCAACAGTTCCTAGAGTCTGCTAAAGAAATAGAAGCGTCTTTTTCTCATGAGGACTACGAGAGTCTTAGCAAGTACTCTAAGAAAATTATCACTTACATAAATGCTTGTATCAAGAAAGAGAAATCCCCTACTGCATTAGACCTTTCAAACACAGTGCCTAATACAGAACTGCTCGATAGGTTTTTTATGCTTCACTCTTATTTACAAAGGGCCAAGGATCATCTTAATGATGCTTTATCCTTTACACGGATGTTTCGTACCCACATAAATGGTAAGCCTACAAAGGGTGAAGGATTTGTTGCACTGCTTGATGGCATTCCTAGCAAAATTGTAGATCGTATGGAATTTAGTAGAGAGAACTTTTTACGCCATTCAAACGAAAGTTTTACTAAATCCACCGTAGTAGCGTTTGGAAGAATGAATCCTCCAACTAAAGGCCACGAGAAATTAATTGGCATAGTTAAAAATGAAGCTGAAAAACACAACGCTAATTATTTAATTGCGATAAGCAGTAGTCACGATAGCAAAGATAATCCGCTTGCTCCTTTGTTTAAGCTCCAACAGCTGCAGAAGCTGTTCCCTAATACGGATATGTCTTTGCTTAAAGAAGACGAGTCTTTTATCCGATGCGTTAGTAATTTGTTTTCTACTGGAACAGATCATCTTATCGTAGTGGCGGGCTCGGATAGATTAGGACAGTATGAAGAAAACTTGTTTCGTTACAACGGTCGAGACGAGTTTTTTAACTTTAAAAAAATAGAATTTGTATCTTCAGGGCAAAGAGAGGCCGATGATATATCTGCTTCAAAAATGAGAGCGTTTGCCACCCTCCACGACTACTCAAACTTTAGGGCGGGACTTCCGTCTACGGCGAAAGAAGAGCAGGCACAGCAAATATACGAAGAAGTTCAAAAGGCTCTTCTATGACTACTATTCAGAAAATATTTGGTCCACCGGGCAGCGGTAAGACTACGTATCTCTTGAATGTCGTAGACAAAGAGTTAGAGGATGGCGTGTCCACCTCTAACATCGGCTACTTTTCCTTCACCAGAAAAGCAGTCAACCAAGCACGAGACAGAGCTATAGAGAAGTTCCCGTTCTTAAATGCAAAGACTGACTTTCCTTATTTCAGGACACTGCACAGTCTTGCCTTTAGGTGCTTATTAACAAAAGTAGATGACATGATGCAGGCGGAGCACTATGCAGAATTTGCTAAAGAAGCTGGCATATCCCTTGAGATATCTAATGACAGTGAGGAAGGTTATGCGAAAGCGGAAAATCCAATCCTTAGTGAGATCAACCTCGCCAGAATCATGGGCATGGACTTACGGACCCACTATAACAACTCTTCTATCGACATCGAATGGCATCACTTCGAGTTCGTCGAACGATCCTATCGCCACTATAAAAACGCACGAGGCCGGCTCGACTTCACTGACCTCCTTGAACTCCTCGCCATTGAGAAGCAACGCATACCACGACTAGAAGTACTCATCATTGACGAAGCACAAGACCTCTCCCGCTTACAGTGGGAGATAGTTTATGCGCTCGTGGAACGCGCCTCGCGGATCTACATTGCTGGTGACGATGACCAAGCGGTGTTCACATGGGCAGGGGCAGACGTAAAATCCTTCTTGGAGTTCAAAGGTGACATACGTGTACTGGAACAAAGCTACCGCGTCCCTGCCTCTGTGCACCGATTAGCTAACGATATCGTCAGCCGTATCCGAGAGCGCCAATCAAAAGATTGGAAGCCCCGCGACTTTGAAGGAACCATCCGGCAATACCAGCGCTTTGAGGATGTCTACGTAGACGATGGGGAATGGCTCATTCTCTCTTCTACCAATTACATGCTCAACCCTGTGCATGAATGGCTAAAGGGTAATGGCGTTTTGTTTGAACGCAATGGCGTACCCAGCCTGTCCCATACCATGATTAAAGCCGTTATGGATTGGGAGCGCCTACGCAAAGGACTCTCGTTAGGTATAACGGATATACAAGGTATATACAAATACCTAGGATCAAAAGACGTGGCCCGCGGCTTTAAGACGTTCAAGGGGGACCTAGATGTTCTTGAGTATGATTTATCCGCCCTGAGTAACCACTACGGGCTGTTGACTGATGACCCATGGTACGACGCGTTATCTCGTATCAGCGCAGATAAGATTGAATACTTACGCGCCGCGTTACGTCGTGGCACTAAGCTATCCAGCACGGAACGCATCAAGCTCTCCACGATCCACGGAGCAAAGGGCGGGGAGGCAGACAATGTCCTACTCTTCCTTGACCTATCCCCTAAGTTCTACAAGGAATACGCAAAGAATTCAGATAGCGTTAATAGATTGTTTTATGTAGGCATAACACGAACGAAGAAAACATTGCACCTAGTGCTGCCACGACACTTTGATAAAGGATTCAAACTGTGAGTACTCTGCCCTTATTTCCAATCCGTTCTGATTGGTGTGCACCTGACTCATTCCCCAATTTATCTACCGCCAAGGAGATTGCAATTGACCTCGAAACCTGTGACCCCAACATGGAAAGTATGGGGCCGGGCTGGCCTCGTAATGATGGCTTTATCGTTGGCTATGCTATTGCTGTGGAAGGTTGGTCCGGATACTTTCCTATCGCTCACGCTGGCGGGGGCAATCTTGATAAGCGTCTTGTTGAGCGTTGGATTACTGACATCCTCAAGCTACCCGCAGATAAGATCATGCATAACGCCGCGTATGACCTTGGATGGCTTAGAGCTAGCGGATTTACTGTCAACGGACGAATACTTGACACAATGTTGGCAGCGCCCATCCTCGACGAAAACCGTTTCTCGTACAGCCTCAATGCGCTTGGCTTCGACTACCTTAAAGAGACTAAATCGGAGCAGGGCCTTAAAGACGCAGCAAAGGATTTTAATGTCCACCCTAAAAAGGAACTCTGGAAGCTACCCGCCATGTATGTGGGCGACTACGCTGAACAAGATGCAGCACTGACATTAAAACTTTGGCAGCATTTCAAGATACTTCTTCGCAAAGAGGAAGTGGAATCCATCTTTGATCTTGAAACGCGGCTCTCCCCCGCATTAATGGACATGACATTCAAAGGCATTCGTTTTGATCGTGACAAGTGTGAGCAGACCATCTATAAACTTAAAGCACGTGAAAAAGAGCTCATTGATAACTTAAAGACGCTTTCAGGCAGCACAGTAGACATCTGGGCTGCTGCTTCCATCGCAAAAGCTTTCGATAAGCTCCGCCTAGCTTACCCAAGAAGCGATACCGGATTGCCAAGCTTTACCAAAACCTTCCTCGAAGAGTGTGAAAGCCCCATTGGCAAGATGATCTTGGAAGCCCGCGAAGTAAACAAGACTCACGGCACGTTCCTTGGCCCTTACCTCGACTTCTCAGCCAAGACAGGCCGTATCCACCCACACGTCAATCAAATGCGCTCCGACGATGGCGGAACCGTTACTGGACGGCTCTCCATGGCATCCCCTAATCTGCAGCAAGTGCCCGCTAGGCACGAGATCATCGGACCTATGGTACGTAGCCTCTTCCTACCAGAAGAAGGCCAGCTATGGGCCTCTAATGACTTCTCATCGCAGGAACCAAGACTCCTCGTTCACTACGCAAGCCTCTTGGATTTGCCGGGGGCCGATACCATGGTATCGGCATATTGTGAGAATCCCGACACCGATTTCCACCAAATGGTCGCGGAAATGGCAAACATTAAACGAAAACAAGCAAAAACCATCGGTTTAGGGCTAATGTACGGGATGGGGAAGGCTAAATTGGCTACCCAGCTCGACCTAACCACGGAAGAAGCTGGCGCATTGATTGAACAGTTCCACAAGAACGTGCCTTTCCTCAAAGGAACCATCAACGCCGTTATGCGTAAGATTGAAAAACCTATATCGCAAGGCTCTATACGCACACTCCTAGGCCGCAGATGCCGCTTCCCCCTCTGGGAACCCGCAGAATGGGGCGTGAACAAGGCTCTTCCGTATGAACAAGCCATCGCGGAATACGGCCCGCGGATCAAGAGAGCAGGCACATACAAAGGATTAAACCGTTTGATCCAAGGATCAGCCGCAGACCAAACCAAAATGGCAATGGTAGCCCTCCACGAAGCAGGTGAGCGCTTGTTACTACAGGTACATGATGAGCTTGTTCTTTCTGTAGAAACAAAGGAGCAAGCGCAACGGGCCGCGGAAGTGATGGCTAATGCAGTACGTCTAGAAATACCTAGCCGTGTGGACGTAGAAGTGGGGGATAGCTGGGGAGAGGCGAAGTAGTTGGTGACTAATAACCGATTTCTTCAAGCGAGGGAAGACCACTCGTCGGTACTCATAGCGGAGTAAGGTTCACTTTCACCAACAAACGGAATATATCATTCTTGATCAAAGAAGAAAAGGCAGGCCGCTATCAAACCAAGGATAAGGCCTGCCCCCACCAACGCACCTGCAATTAAAATAATCACCGCAAACGTCTCCATTACTTTGTACCCTTGACCACGAAGTAACTTGGGTCGTACACGCGCCGCGAACCATCCTCAAAGCGCACATGTATTTTGTCATTGAAGTACGCCCAGCAGCCGTGATACACCACCCCACTAGGCAGCATTGCATACATCGCCTTCAAGCCATCACAGGACGCAGGCGTGAACGTCGTTAAAATGATCTCGCCGCCACCTTCATTAGCAGCAGACAAGTACGGCTCTGCGCGGACCGCGGAACAGGCCAGCAGCAATACCAATAAAAGTTTC